CACCAATAGGCCCGACGTTGCTGTTCACTCCCGATGATGGCGCGCCGGGATTTGCCGTCATCCCCTGGAATGTAGAAGGGGCTCCCACCTGCCCGTCGGCAGTCCCCGAATGGCCGTCGAGGGCCGTCTGTGCCCCAAGTGTCCCGCTCGAGCCGCCCGGCCCCCACACCTCGATCTGGACCTGCAGGTCGGCGCCGCGCGGGGTGACGACGTAGGTGCCAGGCACGTTGCCCACGAGCGGGCCGTCAGTCGCGACATCCCAGGTCGAGAAGCCGTTGACCGGCGGGTAGATCGAGAACGACGTGCTGTCGAGGCCGAACTGGGTATTGCCACCCGAGAGAAAGAGCGCCGTCGCCTGCGGCGGGTTGAGGTTGGTGATGCGGCAGCGGACTTCCGACGTGTAGCCGGCATTCGACAGGATGGCCGGCGCGCCGCTGATGAACACCGTCGGGTCGACGTTGACGGCGTGGCCGCCGGCGTTGTCCTGCGTGAACGTGTGCGACCACTCGTAACCAAGCCAGCCTCCGATCGGAAACTGCATGGTCACGTCTTCGGAGAGCGTCGTCGCAAACTGCGTCTCGTGGTCGCTGAGATCGGCCCTGACCGTCCCGCTGATGTCCGGGATGACATGCGGGGCATTCGAGACGACCAGCGAGGCCGCCGGCAGCGTGACGCCATTGACGATGAAGTCGACCTGATCGGCCTGCAGGCGAATGCGCGAATGCAACCCGAGCGCGTCGGTATAGACTGCGGCGAGTTCGAGCGCCGCGCTGGCGAGCTGGCCGCCGAACCCTGCCTGGACCGCGAACTGGACGAGCGCGAGGTCGCCGGTATCGAGCGACGACGCCGCGATGATCCGGAGCAGCGCGTCGGCCGTGCCGGCATCGGTGGTGGCGAACGATTCGCCGAAGATCGCGGCGAGCACCGCCCGGTCGGTCGCCGAGGCGGTAAGCGCGAGCTCGGCTGTCGCCTGGTTCTGCTGGTAGCGCGCGCCGACGCCGATGTTGATCTGCCCGAGGCGCTCGGTGATCGTCGTGATCTGCGAGGCGGTGGCGGCTGCGAGGTCCTCCACCATCTGCCGGACGATCAGCATGTCGGCCGGAATGCCCGAAAGTACCTGCTGGATGGCGGCGTTCAGTCCGGCGTCAAGGTTCGCCTGGCTGACGGTGACCGGCGGCGGCGCGCCTGTGCCCTGTATGACGTAGCCGCCAGGCGGATAGGCCTCGACGTCGGCGATGTTCTGGTAGCCGGCATTCCAGATGTTGAACGAAACGAACTTGAAATAGACCCGCGCGCCAATTCTGTCGGACGTAAATGGCACCTTCAGCAGCGCATCGTCGACGCGAGCCACGCGGGCGCCCTCGGCGTGGTCGCCGATGATGCTGCCGTAGGCGCCGCGCGCCAGATAAGTCAGGTCGTAGGCGTTGGCGCCGGTGAGCGTGGCGGTGGCGTAGGCCAGGAGCTCGCCGTCCGCCCACATCAGCGTGTTGAAGGCGCGCGCGTCCGTCTCGGTCCCGGAAATCAGCGTGCCGGCGCTTTCGCTGAGGTCGACCGACAGCGTGTTCGTGTCGTCGATCGTCGCGCCGCTGGTCGCCTGGGTGACGGCCGGGAGCTCGGCAGTCAGCGAGCCGGTGCGCGCGGCCCCATAGATCGTGCCGACTTTGGCGTAGGTCTCCCCGTCGTAGGAGGCGTAGACGTCGCTGCCTCCCCATACTGCGAGGTCGGCGCCGGAGACTGCCGCCCACAGGGCGTAACCGCCGCCGAGCGCGTAGGGCGGCTCGAAGAGGATCGGCGGGTTTACGTTGCCAGGGTCGAGCGCATAGTTCGGTATCTGGCCGGCGTTGGGCTGGCTGCCATAAAGCGGCGATGAGGCCGTGCCGAGCAACAGGTCTTCGGCGGTCACCGCCAGCGAATGATCGGCGTTCTCCTGGATCTCGGTGATGCGCACCGGATAGGCGCTGAGGCCCGTCAGCGGGTCGGTCAGCGTCACGATGTCCATCGGATCGAGACGAATGAACCGATGCGTCAGCGTGAAGCTGTAGGTGTTCCTGACCTGCTGGCGGCCGAGCAACAGCGACGCCGACATCTGCGCGGCCGACGCCATGCAGAAGAACGGATAGTCCGCCTGGGTGGCGGTCCTCAGCCCAAACAGTTGCACCGACGCATCGTCGGTGGCCATGACGATCGCTGGGTCATAGGCGTGCGAATCGCCGGTGTCCGGGTCCGGCGCAGCGTAACGGTCGAGATACTGGATCGAGACCTGGTTGAACTGCTCGGACTGCGGCGAGCGCGTGATCGTGATCGCCTGCCCGTTAGTGTCGGGCACGAAGGCATCGGCGTCGAGCGCATAGACCGGCGTCAGGTCCGGCGTGTAGGTGGCGCCGTTCGCCGACAGGTACTGGTCGCCGTAGGGCAGGATGTCGAGAACGCCGCTCGACCAGCGCGCGTTGGCATTGGTTGCCGTGAGCAGGTCGTTCAGGAAGGTGCCGGCCGCGTCTTGGCTGCCGAGCACCGGCGACACCACCATGCCGCTCGCGAGGCATGCCGCAGAATATTGCGTCAGGTCGCCGATCAGTCCCGATGGAAAGCCCAGCCCGAACTTCGCATTGGTCAGGAACGAGACGATGCAGTCCGCCGGACTGGCATCCGGGGCGTTCGGGATCGCGTTGGCGATCGTCGACGTCACTTCGAAGTTGAGGTTGGGTAGCTCTGCGCTCTGGCCGAGCTGGAGCGGACCGGCGGCGACGTAGCAGATGCCCCGATAAGCAAGCGCCCGATCCGGGTGCTTGCTCGTCATGTAACCCCACGCTGTCTGGGTGTAGCCGCCCAGATAAGCCGTCAGATCGAGATCGGAGAGCGCCTCCTTGGTCTTGTTGTTCCAGACGGCATCGATGGAAGCGACCGGGCCCTCGCAGATCGCAGCGATGATCGCGGCGGAATACTTGTAGGAGCCGCTCGACTTGCCACCGAGGAGCGCTCCCTTGCCGCCGCCGCTCGACTGCGGCGTCGCCTGAAAATCGGTATAGTCGATGATGTTGCAGGCGAGCCGGTTCCGGCCGCCGAGCAGAAGCGGGATTGGTTGTCCCTGCAGCGACGTCTGCACGCGCAGGAACGACGAGGGCTTGCTGGCAGCGCTGGCGCTGCCGAAGAGCAATCCGGCCATGTCGGGCTACCAGGGCGAATAGAAGCGACGCGGAGCGACGCCAATGCGGCCGCCGTCGCCGCGGTCTTCGATCACTGCGCGGGCGCGCGCGTTGGCGTGCACGATCGCCGGCCAGCCGCCTTCCAAGATGATGGCGCCATGGGCGTAGGTGCGGCCGAGGCGGTAGACGACGATGTCGCCCGGCGCGGGCGCATCGACCCGGCGGCAATACCGGTCGATCTCCTCGAGGTAGCGCTCGCGGTCGCGGTGCATGAAGAACTGAGGCGGATAGGGCGGCGGGTCGGTGATGGTGAAGCCGGCCTCGCGATAGACGAGGACGAGGAGCGTGGCACAGTCGACGCCGACGCCCTTCAGGCAGCCGTTATGGTGGTAGGGCGTGCCGATGAACGTCCGCGCCACCGCGCACACGCGGGCGCGCTGCTCGGCAAGCGGTTCGGTCATGGGAGGGCTAGACCGCCGTTTCGGCCGCGGGAATGTAGGGCTGACCGCCGAAGTTGGTGGCGTTGTCGAATTTCGAGGTGCAGGTGCCGAGCTGCTTGTCGCAGCCCGGATAGACGTCGAAGGTGTCGCCCTCGGCGATCTGGAAATAGAACGGCGCCATCAGCCGGAGCGTCGTTCCGTCCCATGAGCGCACGGTGCGGGCATATCCGGCATTGTTGCCGCCGGTCATGACGATGCGCCCGAGCGCGTAAGTGCCGGCGCCGGCGCCGAGACTTGCCACGATCGCCTGATTGGTGCTGCCGACGCCGACGGTGCCGCCCGCCACGTAGCTGGCGGCGCTCAGCCCGCAGCCGGCGCCGAAGAGCGTCCACCGGCAGCCGGACTGGTAGACGTTGCGCGGCATCTGCTGGGTGAGCAGCTCGCGGAAGTCATTGGCGTTGATGATGGCGAATGTGCCGCCAATATCGACCTCGGCCACTCGTCCGAAGAAGACCGTCAGCTTGCCGGTCGCCGTCATGACGATCGGCACC